AGAAAGTTATCTACATACTCGCACACAAAGCGTGCATAATTTGTTTCTAATGTCATACCAGACCACACAAATCTATTTTGTTTTCCTTGTGCTGCTGCTTTAGTCATTAGTTTAAACGATGCATATGAGCCATCCTCTACCATTTGGTAGATGAATTTCATATGTCCCATAATCTTACTTGTTTTGATTAATAATTGGTTTTTTATAATATTCTATGATTAAAGAATCAGTCTGATATTTATAATCAGCATATAATTTATCCATTTCATAGTCTATTTTTGCTCTGTGTTGTAGTTCGTCGTCGCTTAACTTAGTCATAAGTCCACAAGAGCATAAGGTTGATACACTTAGTATCATCGTCAATGTTTTCATTTGGTCATTTTTTATCGGTTCTGTGCCAATATCGGCGCTTATCATCTATTTCATCTATCTTTATTTGGATACTGTGTTCAAGTGAGTTAGATAAAATAATAATAAGAAGACTTGCAGGTATTATCCATGCTACTAATCCAGGTCCTCCACTTAATGCTAAAAGCATAACTGCAAATATAAGTGAACCNACTGATAAATAGCCTAGAACTGCAAGCAATAGTTTTTGAATTGTTAATTTACGTCTCATTAGTTTGTTGGTTTAAAATGTTAATATTACGCAACTGTCGTTGCTCCGCCGCGGCTTGATTGTTAAGTTAAAACATGAATTATAAGCATAGTACATAGATACAGTATAACAACAGAGTGTCTACGGCTCTGTCATTATACTGTTTGTTCTATGCAACAAATACTACATTAAATTAGATAATTCTTCTACTGCAGTTGATTTAACTTGTGTACTAGTTGTAGCTGTTGCTACATCTGGTTCTAGTATTGTATGTACAGGTGTTTCTTCTGATAATACAATAGATGTGTTACTGAAAATGTAAGCACCTAGATGAGTGATATAATCACCGTCTTTACCTTTTCTTTTAGCTGAAGTAGTAATGTTTTCATTTTGCCAGTCTGTACCTTCGATAGTTTCTTCTATCATTAGTCTACATCTAACATCATTCATAGTAGGATTTAATATGTTAAGATCTAACATTTCTCCTTTATCAGACATATACCAGTCAGCAGTTGGACCGAAGTCTATGCCAAAGTATTCTGTTGCATCTGCTGGTTCTGCAGTTACCCATGCACGTCTAGCTCTGTTGCTAAATGCATCATCTGATTTGTTTAATAAACCTAATACATTTACTGCAGTTTGATTGTTTACAATTTCTGCAAATTCTAAATGTATCTTGTCATTCTTTACTTTACGAGCACTAACTAATAGTGTTTCTCCGTACTTTAGTGAGTCTAATGACCCGATTGTTGTGTTGTCCATGTTTAATTGATTTTTATGGATTAATAAAATGTTTTAATAAATAGTTTAAATACATATTTAGGTATTAAATTACTAATAACAGGTCAGCAGCTGTTTTTCTCGATGTTACATTCCCCTTTGAGGCATCTCTACTGTTCGTCACTAGTTCTAGAAGGTTATCACTAACCACTAGGCTTATTGTTACACCTGTTATTATATAAGTCCTTGAGGGTATAATTACTATTCATTGTCTAAATAGTGTTTGTAACTCCAGTTGTCCATCTTTGTCTGATACATCTCAGATCTTTTGATGAACGCTGCAGTTAGCATTATTGTAACAGCTGTTGCGCAGCCGTACAAAATTGAAGTATTAACAATAGCGAATATTGCAAGTATTATAGATACAATACCTGTAAGAAACGCTAACAATTGATAGCAGAACTTTAGTCTGCCGTAAGTATAATAAGACATAATATATAACATTGGTTGATATAGACACTTTACAGTGTTTCGTCTATTGAAGACTCATCAGTATATCTTTGTTAAAAACAAGCCCAGACTCTGCGTTGACATTTAGTCATCGGTATCCTTCCTTCCCTTCCGTCTTACGAGTGAGGCTATTTTGTACGGAGCAACAGGATTGAATCTACCTTGTAGTTCAACTGCCTCTGTCGGCACAGGTGATCAAACCTGCCTGTCATAAAGAGATCGACCACTCTATTATGTTAAGCTCCTGTAATCTTAAATATCTTTAAAAAAGCCTTTTGTCTTCTTGCTTAGGAATACGTCGAATATCACGACCTTTCTATATATTTTGATAATGACACATAGTGTTTCGCTTAATAAAAGCTCATCAGATTATCTTTAGTATGGATAACTATGGAATCTAATTCCCATTATCCAGTCTAGCCATTCGCCTTCGTCCATAATGATGATATATAATGTAATGGTTAATAATGACACTAAATGTGAAAGACCCACAAAAGTGGTGAATGCAGTCTAGTTGACACACTCACACACTAATGTTGTGTAGATAGATAAAGAGTATTACAAAGTAATACCCTCTAGCTCTTTTAGCAACGCGTCTGCTGTCTTAACAACCTCAATATCGAAGCTATCTAACTTACATACTGCTAAATCTTTCTCAAGAATAGAACCATCTCCAAATGGTAGCTTGGTGCCTTTCTTGTAAATGTCTAGCAATACATTTTGTCCTGAAGCTGGACGCTCTGCTATTTTAAAGGAAATCAGTCCTTCTGCTGTCTTTGCTGTAGCTCTGTAGTATGTGTTACCTTCATAGGAACGAGCTACTGAACCTACTACTACACCTGCAATGTTCTCTTGCATATCAATAGTTTTGTGTACCCGGGGGTACTGTTAATACTCTACTTAAGGTGGGGTGTGTTTCATAATACCCCTACGCTCTCAAAGATTTTGGTAGTTAAAAATTTTTTAGTAGTTTTGCACTCAGAAGCACACAATACGTGTATCACCCCAGAGGGCCGAGAGGTAGTTATGGGGTCAGACGTTGGATTGTAGACCTTAAATAAAGGTTAGAGTTTTCTCCAATAGCTTCTAAAAAGGCGGATATAGCCAACGGTTAGGGCACATTACACAGAGGTAGGTGTGATGAATTAACATCAGTTTTAGTGTCCTTAGGTAGTCCAAAAGACAGCACTGCCAGCGGTAAAATTCCAACTGAAATAGTCAAACGCCTAGGGGTGTGGTGTATCTATTAGTGAAGTTCTTTACAAAACATTTGGATTTATAAAGTATTTTGTTATACCTTTGCAGTATTAACCAAATTATAGAAATAATGGCAAAGGAATTTACATTTCAACCCTTCGGAGCGTGGATAGTTGTACCACGTCCAGACTCAAAAACTACAGAGTCAGGAATTATCTTAGATGATAAAACAGCAAAAGCATTACAAACAAACATAGTAGAAGTATTAGCGGTAGGACCGCAGGTTAATCAGTGTAAAGCTGGTGACAAGATTATGGTAGACCCAAATACAGAGGCAATGCTTATCCATATTGATGAGGTGCAGTACCTATTTGTTAGTGAGTTTCAAGTATTAGGTAAGTTTTAATGAAGATCCCTGGTACAGTTACTATAAATCTAGATGATTACTTAGAATTAGTAGAACACACTAAGAAAGTTAGTAATCTAAAAGCTAATACAGCTAGAGCTGCAAAAGAAATGTCTGTATTTCTATCATTTCTATGTAGCAGAGAAGATATAGCAACTTATATAGAAGAATTTAACAGGCAGGCTAAGACTTCTAAGATAGTATTAGAAGGATCAAGGGCTACTATAGAATTTACAGATGATAAGAACGAAATTTCAGACGAGTAGTTGGGAAGAGCTATTTATATTGTATGATGAATTTGAAACAAAGCTAGATATGTGGACAGAAGATAACATAAATTGTACATATGATATGCAGGTTCTAATAGGGGATCATGAATACACGATAATAATAACAGTAACTGATGAGACAGACGAAGAGACCGAATAAGAAAAGAATATATATAGATGGTGGAACATTAAAAGTTGACTACCGTGTATATGAACTCTTACGAGAGCAAACTCTAAAAATCCAACAATATGAAGCTATTATGGCTGCGTATCTAAAAGAAAAAGGAGAACAAGAACCAAATGGAACAGAAAATAACGATTAACGTAAACTCTACACACAAGTACTTGCAACTTTGGAATGGGATATTTAATCTTACTTCTACAGAGCTAAGAGTGTTATCTGCATTAGTAGATACAGCTATTACATTGGAAGAAGAAAACATTTGTGCAGTAAAAGTAAAGAAACAAGCAGCTCGATTAGTAGGGCAAGCAGATTTTAATACTTTGAACAATTATGTTAAGAAGATTAAAGACAAAGGAGCTTTAAGAATAACTAATAGAAAGTATACTTTAAACAGATTGTTAGATTTAAGTACTAAGAAAGTAGAAGTAAATATTAAATGGAATGAGTAAAAAGAAACTACCTAGTATATGGGACATGACTAAAAGTTTTAGTAAAGATCTTGCTAAGTATGTGGCTGAAGGCGCACCCAATGTATCAAATCAAGATTATATAGAAAGATTATCTGATTGCAATAGTTGTGAGCATATAATAAGAGATAAGATGAGATGTGGTAAGTGCGGATGCCTGATAGAGCATAAAGCAAAATGGAAAACTACTACATGTCCAATAAATAAATGGAAACCGCAAGATGTCAAAGGCAAAGAAGGAGATAGTGCAAATACTAGCAACTAAGTATAATTTACCTCTAGAAAAGGTGGACTCAATAATTACAAGTCAGTTTAAGTATGTTGCAAAAATAATGTCAGATGGTACTTTTGATGCAGTGCGATTGCCCTACTTTGGAAAGTTTCACTCAAAACCATCAAGAAGAGAAAATATAAGTAAAAATGGAGTTACTAGAGATAGTTGATAATGTAGCAGTCCCTTCTCCTTACACACTAACGATTGTAGAGTTTAAGGATTTGGACACAAAAGAGCTTGCATATATATTTTTTATGCATGATCATAGATCTCCCTATGCTGTATATGATATATCTCAAAGGCATGACGAAGTTGTACTAGGATTACATGGTAAAACAAAATGGAAAGCTAGTAATAAAGTTCTTGTAGCATGTGATAAGTATAGAGAGCTAAAAGAAACTTCTGCAGTTAAGCTGCTTAAGTCTGCTAGGTCATCTGTAGTTAAACTAGAAAAGTATTTTGAGTCAGTGGATTTAACACTAATGGATGATAACGGCAGACCAATCTTCCATGCAAAAGACTTAGTTGCTAACCTTTCTAAGATGGGAGATGTAGTAGATGGGCTCTCAAAACTAGAGGAACAGGTTAGAAAACAAGAACAAATTAACACAAATACTCGCGGAGGAGTTGTAGTTAACAAATATAGTTCGTAAATTAGGCACCATGGACTTTTTAGAAGACTTAGAAGATTACAATAGTGCAATGGATAACGCGTATAATTTTGTGACTAAGAAAATAACGCTCGATGATATATTTGAAGCAGCAGAAAGTGAAGGAGAAGAAGTAACTTTCTACTTACCTTTTGACCCTTTAGATAGTGATGGTAGAGATGAAGGAACTTTAGATTTACTTATAGAGCATTTTACAGAACTAGAAGAATACGAAAAATGTCAGGAATTAGTAAACATAAAGACCAAGTTTTTAGAGGCACCAAAGGATTAGCTCCAGCAGCTAATTCGTATATAAAAAACGGTTACTATACAAACGCACTCCCCGGTACAAAACCTTACTATGAGTACTGGGATACAGAAAGAGAAAGATGCCTCTATGGATATACCTACAATGGTGTAACTATTACAGGCAATCACTACTTTTATCTTAACTATTGCCCGATTGACAGATCTGTTGATCAGGAATTACCAGATGGTACAATTATAGCTCGAAGAGAGCGAACATTCCCAGCATTTTACGATGGAGATTGGAAGTACTTTACTTCAATAGACAATTGTAGAAAGCAGAATAAACATATGACAGTTTTAAAAGCGCGTCGTAAGGGCTATTCTTACAAAGCTGCTGCAATGCTTGCTAGAAACTATTTTCATTTACGTAATAGTAAGAATTATGTATTTGCAGGACAGAAAGAATACTTGATTGGGGACGGTCTACTATCTAAGGCTTGGGATATTCTATCATTTGTAGATGACAACACCGCATGGACACAACCTAGACTTAGAGATAGGGAGATGCACAAACAGTCTGGATATAAGAAGAATGTTAACGGAGCGTTGGTAGAAATGGGGATGAAGTCACAGATTATAGGAGTATCTCTTAAAGATGACCCGGATAAAGTAAGGGGTAAGGCAGGTGAGCTTATATTCTTTGAGGAGGCAGGATCATTTCCAGGATTATTAAAAGCATGGGAGGTTGCTATGCCTACAATGCGTCAAGGTAGTAAGACTCTAGGTACAATGGTAGCATTTGGTACAGGTGGTACACAAGGAGCGGACTTTGCAGGGATGGAAGAGATATTTTATAATCCTGAGTCCTACGATTGCTTAGCTTTTGATAATATATGGGATGATGGAGCGCTAGGATCTGTATGTGGACACTTTGTTCCTATATACGAAAACTTAGAAGGGTTTATAGATGATGATGGTAACTCTATAGTAGAAGAAGCTAAAGAATTTGAAGAAGGTAATAGAAATAAAAAGAAAGGGACTAATGATCCAAAAGCATATGATCAGTATATAGCTGAGCATCCTACATGTCCTGCTGAAGCTACACTACAAGTAGCCGGTAACCTGTTTGATATATCATCTTTACAAGAACAGTATAATAAAGTAAAAGCTAATAAACTACATGCAATAGGTACGGCAGGTAAGCTGTATTATGGAGAAAGTAATCACATAAAGTTTAAACCTGACGGTGATGCTAGGCCTGTGCAAAGGTATCCACACCGTAAAGAAGATAATTTAGAGGGAGCAGTAGTTGTATATGAAGGGCCTTTTAAAAATCAACAAAGTCAGACGCCTCATAACATGTATGTACTGTGTCATGACCCCTATGGACAGAATCAATCTGCAGATGCTAGCTCATTAGGAGCTGCTTATGTAATAAAGCGTATGAATAATATATCTAAGCCTGATGATATGATAGTGGCTAGTTACGTAGGTAGACCACATTCTCAAGATGAATATAATAGAAATCTGTTTATGCTATCAGACTATTATAATGCTAAGATAGGATTTGAGAATGATAGGGGAGCTGTGATACAATACGCAAGACAGCACAGAAAGTTGCACAGACTACAAGAGGAGTTTGAAATGCTGGATAAAAAAGATTTACGTTCTAAAAATGTAAAGAGACAGTATGGTATGCATACAACAGAAGCTCGTAAAAGACAAGGCGAGTTATATATACGAGATTGGCTAAACTCAGTTAGATCTGTAGATGAGGATGGTAAAACTACACTTAATCTACACAAGATATATGACATGGCATTACTTCAAGAGCTTATAAAGTTTAATCACAAGGGTAACTTTGACCGCGTAATGGCACTTATGATAGGCATGTATCACACGAGAGAACTTTATAATGCAGAGGTAAAAGAAATACTAGAAGATAATTCTGCAAACGATTGGTTTGATAAAAACTACAGCTAGTGTTATATATGTAAAGGAATATGTAAAAACTATACACATGCTAAAAAATCAGATAAAAAAACTTAATTTTGCATACATATGTATTTAGGGGGAGACAAAATACCGCAGCAAAAGCTGCCTTTATCAAAGAAAAATAAGACATGGAGAGAAAGCTGTGTAGAAGCTTACATAGATCTTTCTAATCAAGGAGTCAACCAAAGAAAGGATGACCTCAAACGCTTATATGATTACTATAACGGTGTAATTTATGAGGATGACTATCGTTACGTTACACATCCTTACGGCAAGAGTCGTAATAATTTCCCCTCTAAAATGCGTAACTATCCTATTATCAAGCCTATCATTGATCTCCTCTTGGGTGAAAAGTCTAAAAGACCTCTTAATTACACCGTTACCGTACAAAATGGGGATGCAGTTAGTCAAAAAGAGCAAGCAAAGCAAGAAGCTATCTACCAGAATGTTCAGATGCAGTTCTTACAATCTCTTAAACAAACTAACCCAGAATTATTACAACAGATAGAAACGCCCGAGGATATACCTCTCCCAAAACAAATAGCAGATCAGTTTGAAAACAGTTATGTAGATAACAGAGCTATTAAAGGACAGCATGCTTTAACATACATTATGCAATCTGAGGAAGTGTATGATAAATTGCAAAAAGCATGGTTTCATTTCCTAGTATCAGGAGAAGTATATACTCACAGAGGAGTAAGAAACAAAGAACCATTTTATGATATTCTAAATCCTATTGATGTAGACTATGATAAAGATCCAGACATAGAATTTGTAGAAGATGGTGATTGGGCTTTAGTTAGAAAATATGTACATGCATCTACAGTAATAGATTCTTTTTATGAATCATTAACTGAAGAGCAGGTCTTAGAATTAGAAGAACCTAGACAGTCTGATCCAGAATCTTATTTATTATACAGACAATCTCGTGCAGGAGCAGACTCAAATACTTATAGAAACAGATTAATAGAAGTTGTAAGTGTATATTGGAAGTCTAGGAAAAGAGTAGGCTTTTTAGAGTACGTAGACCCAGAGACAGGATCTATAGAAGAGATGGAGGTTGATGAAACCTTTAGATTGCCTAAAGAAATGAAAGAGCAAGGTGCTAAAGTAACTTATCTTTGGGTTAACGAGGTATGGGAAGGTACTAGAATTGATGGTAGAATGTATGTTAACATTAATCCTGTAGCTAACCAAAGATTGTCTTTAGATAATGTTTCTACTTGCAAGTTACCTATAAATGGTAGAAAGTATTCTGATATAAACGCTGATAATATTTCTTTAGTGTCATTAGGTATACCCTACCAGTTAAACTACAATATTTATAAGTACAGATTAGAATTGGCTATTGCTAGGAGCAAAGATATTATTGCTCAGTTTGATATTAACATGATTCCTAAGAAGTGGGACATGGACAAGTTTATGTATTACGTTGAAGGTACGGGTATAGCTTGGGTAGATTACAACAAAGAAGGAATACAACTCAACCCACAGCATCAATCCGTACTGGATATGTCTATTAAAACAATTGGTCAATATGTAACTTTATTAGAATCTATATTGAACGAATGGGAAAAGTTATCTGGTGTATCTAGACAAAGACAAGGTACTATTGGAGCATATGAAGGTAAAGCTTCTAGTCAGCAAGCTATTGTACAATCATCTCATATTACAGAAGATTTATTTAGAAAGTTTGGTCGACTAGAGCAAAGAGATTTACAAGCACTTGTTGACTATTCTAAAGAAGCATGGCTTACAGGTAAACAAGGAATGTTTGTCATGCCTGACGGTACTACAGACTTTTTAGATATAGATACCTTACAACACATGGAAGCTAACTATGGCATCTTTGTATCTGACTCAGGTAAAGACATTGAAAGGTTAGATCAAATGAAACAACTTGCACAAGCTATGATGCAGAACGGTTCTAAAGGATCTACAATTGCAGAAGTGTTAGAATCAGAAAGCTTTACTCAGATAAAAGGTAAATTAAAAGCTGCAGAAAAAGCACAAGAAGAATTAGAACAGGCTCAACAGCAAGCTGAGCAAGCACAAGCTCAACAGCAAATGGAGATGCAGCAAGCAGAAATGGAAAGAGCTTCTATTGATAAAGAGAAGGATAGACAGTTAGACATTGAAGTAGCATTGATTAATGCAGAAGCTAGAAAGAATCCAGAGTTAGATAGCTTTAACATGCAGAAGTTAATGCAAGACTTTGAAAACAAACAACGTGAGTTAGATATTAGGGAGAAAGAGCTTGGTGCTAAAATGGAAAGTGATAGCGAAAAAAATCAAATAGCTAGAGAGGGCAATGCTGAATAATCAAATGCGTAGAGAAATATTAGATACTGCTAGGGCTACTGGATTTGAAGGTAGCATATTAGACTTGTATCAAATGGCTAACCAAGGTGCTAATGTATCAGAGATGTTACAAGCAGAAGCACAGGCTAAGCAACAGAATATGTTAGTTGCGCAAACTCCACAAGAACAACAAGTAGGTTTACGTGAACAGCATGCTATGGGTAATACAGGTGCTAGTATGGCTTTTCCAGATGTAGCTCCTAATACATCATTTAACACACAAGGTATGAAAGCCCCTATCAATATTACAAAAGTAGATGATCAAGGGCATTTAGTAAAATCATACCAGAATGTACCTCCAGGTATTAAGGATCTACCAACAGGACCAAAGCGTGGTACAGTTATAGAAACGCCAGCTTATCAAGGTGGAGGTTATAAACAAAAGTATCAAACTGGTGGACCAAGGGAAAAAAGTAGAATAGCAGATAACCGTCAAAGGATTTTATTAGATACTTTTCGTCCTCCAGGTGATGTACGCAGTGGAGTACGTGATGCAGTAGGTAAATTTAACAAGAAAAAAGTTCAATACAGATTTAAGGAGTTATATCCAGACCGCGCTAAAACTCCAGAGCCATATAATAATCAAGAGTTAGCTATTCAAAATATTAGGCAGGCTTTAGGAAACATAGATGATGAGTTATTTAATGAGATTCTAGAGGAAGGTAAAAATATTAAAGGTTCTTTTAAAGGAGTAACTGGTGTTACAGATGGTTTAAAGGCTATATATAATTTAGATCTAAGTAACGCAAAAGAATTATTAAAAGAAGCTAACATTGATAAAAATATAATATTAGACGGTACTAATATGAATTATCTAGTTAAGAAATATTTAAAAAGCAAGTTAAAGAAGGGAGGATACAAAAATGAATTTGTTCCAGATCCTAATAATAAAGAATACATTAAAAATTGGATAGAAAGCCGTAATGCTACTGGTAGATTTGAAAATCAGTTAGGTAATGAACAGATGGAAAAAGGTCTTGAAAACCTTGATAATGTTGAGAGAGTTACTAGAAAAGAAATGGTTAAAAGAGGCTATCCTGATGCTACATATTATCAATTAGGATCTTCTCCAGCAGGAATGTATGGACCTAAAGATAATATATATTTTGCTGAGCCTACTTTTTTTCAAAAAATGTTAGGTAAAACTGATTCAAGTACGGACGTGCATGAACTGGCTCATGTGTTTGATATTGGAACAAGTGGTTTACCTGGAAAAGATATGAAAGCAATTCCAGAAACTAACATACATAAAGCTATAAAAAATATACCTGTAAAAGGTGGATATGAAACAGAAGATTATTTGCCTCCTGCAGAGATTTACGCTGAATTAATGAGATTCAGAAAAAATAATAATATAGATCCTAACAAGATTTTTACTGAAGATGATTTACCTGAATTAAGAAAAAAACTTAAAAAAGAAAGTAACTATGGCCTATTTAACTTAGATGGTATATATGAAGATGAAGAAATTTTAAGATTAATGAATGAGGTAGTATCAATAGATGCACCTCAAGAAAATAATATTGAATATGCTAAATATGGTGGGTACAGATCTAAGCATGGTAAAGATCCGGTAACAGGTACAGGTAAAACACAAGTATCAAGCATATTTACCAGGGCTAAAGAAGCAGTAAGACGCGGTAGAAAAAAGACATAAGTGATATATAGTAAAGACATATCTAAAAACATATGCGTGTGTACCAAGACATGTATATTTAACTATTTTTGTAAAAACTAATTATATAGATTATGAACCCAGAAGAAGAAAACATCGGACTAGACGACATCTCATTTGACGATGTTATTAGTGGCGGGTCAGAAAGCACAGAGGTTGCAGAAGACTTAGCAATAGACGCACCAGAAGCAACTGACGAAGAGTTAGATGCGGATGCAGAAGGATTAACAG